CAATCTGGAGGCAAACAATTATCATTCTCATCAGGTCAAGTAGCCACAGGTGGTGGTATTGCAGCATATTCATTTTTAATGAAATACGCAAATCTTTTCTAAGGTGGCTTAAGTGCCTCAAATAATTTTAGGTTATAGAGTAACCGTCAAACCAAATGACACAACAGCTGAATCTACTTTTGTTTCTGATATTGTAGCAGCAGGTGCAGGTGCAACAACAATCCATTACCCAACATTATATCGAGCAATAGCAATCTCAGTAGCAATTAAAAATCAAGACGGAACTAACGCTTGTACTTTTTCAGTAAATGGTCAACCTGCTGTTTCATTAAGTGCAGGTGCAGACCAAAACATAAACGGCCAAAATATTGTAAGTGTTCAAGTAACACCAGGTGCAGCAGGAACTACAGACATTTTAGCTCAAGTCACCCCAATGTATCTTTCAACAGAACAAGCGAGATTTAGCCGAGATAGAGGTTAATCATGGGCTTTTCTGGCGGAGGGTCTAATATTCTTAAAGCCCATACCCATAATGGGCTTACAGTCCAAGATGGTGGTGCACTTGACTTCGATGATATTACACAATCTCAGAGTTCAGCAGGAATGGTTTTTTATTCAGATGGAACTCACTTACAACAATTAGCCTATCCAGGTGTGCCTGCAGGTGAAACACTTACAGCAGCAGCAGCGAGTACACAACCAAGCTGGGCTGCAGCATCAGCTGGAGCATTTACTGTAGAAGGGTCAGATATTCAGACTGGGTATGTGGCTAACTTATCTGTAGATGTTACAGACAAGAATTTTTACCAAGTTTTTTATAACATTTCCTCAGAAGGTTCGACTTCATGTGCTGCATCAGTTCGCATTAATAGTGTAAACTCGGGTTATGATTGGCAAATTCATACGCAATGGGATGCAACAGTCGGACAGCAGTTTAGCACCTCAGATAGTCAGGTAATTTTAGAAGCTGCACAGTCAAATAAAACGAGTTGTGGAGTAATAACTATTTGGAAGTCTGACCCAAACGGTCGTAATGCAGGAACATCATTTAGAGGTTTAGCTATGAATTCACTGGGTAACGCTTTGAATTATCAAGCGGATAGTGCGGGCTATCTTAGTTCTGTCAGTACGGCTGTAACTTCTATCCAAATTCTCTATAACGCTGGAAATGTTGAAGGTTCAATGACCGTTATGTCTGCTGATTTTTAATGGCAAACTTTCATAATGAAACAAAAATGTGTAATGGTATATTTGACCAACAAGATATACTTGATAGATTGGAAAAACTAGAGAAGGCACTTGAAAAAAAAATTATGGATTAAATTTCAGTTAGTGATACTGAAATTTTTATGTGCTTTACTTTCTATCTTTGATAACAGAAAGAACTAAGGCCAGGTCATGTTCTATATTACTAACTCGTTCGTCTAGTACTTCAATCAAAACCTGTTGCGATTTACAAAGTTCATGGTTAGCCATACTAGCCTTTTGAAGATTTCCAATCCACATGAACAACTGTTTCAAATCACTTTCGATTATATCCATTTTCATTTTAAATCACATTCTTTTTAGAACATTCTAAACAAATATCATTAAGGCAACCTTTAGCCAAATAGACTTTACAAAATCTGCACTTTTCTCTAGGGATTATTTCAGTTGTCAAGATTCTAAACCTTCCTCGATTCCTATTTCTTTAATACAATACATGAGAGCTTCATTAGCGTTTTTCTTGCCTAATTTGTTTCGAACCTGGTCTAGTAAAGCCCAATAACTAATTGGTATGGAAATGGTTTTGGCTACTTTGGTCTCTTTTTGTGCAGCCTTTATTCTGCGTTCTTTTCCTAATGTAGTTTCAGCGTCATACCAATAAGTCATAATAACGCTAAGCCGTAACTACTATAAAATAATATATATAGAAATTTTTTAACCAGATATACTTACCAGTCCCCTTTTATTTCACCCCAAGCCAATACCATATCCCCTAGGAACGTACCGACAGTGAGACTTTAAGGATAATTCTAATAATCATTTGGTTAGTTATGGGTTTTTGTCAAGTAAAGCTCACTAAATGTAGGTACAATCAAGTAAAATCAAGTAGAAAACACTTACAACTAAGTATTATCTTTCTAATTATGGTATGGAGGAGCTTCTATCTTCAGCAATTATCCTGGTGGCCTGTATATCTGCTGGTGTTTCCTGTATGTTCATTGCTCGGAGTCGTTCTGTTATTAACAAACACAGTCGACAAAGGATTAAAGACTTTGAAAATGATATTAAGTATTTAGCTGACCGTAAAAAAGAAGGTGATGCTGAACACGCAATAGAATTAAGGAGATTAAACGGTGCAGTAAATAGATTGAAAAATGGTAATACAGTAACTGATTCAGACATGAAAGACTCAGGTCTCGGTGAAGTTATCATGCAGTTGATACCAAAGAAGTATCAAAAGGCAGCATCCTTCTTAGTTCCGCAGGTTGAAGAGGCAGTGAAGAAAGACCCTGCTATAGTTGAACGAATTTACGAAAAAATCAAATCCGCTAACACCAGTAATAAACAGACCCAACCTGGAAGTGAAGCTGAAGCAACTGCAAGCCTGTGACCTATGTGCAGATACTATTACTGGTAAACCTCACGGTATAGTTGGTACTGTAGATGCACAGACCAGCTCAAATAAAATTGACCCTATCTATAACACAACTGTTGATTGTCCAAAGTGTAAAGGCGAGAAATACATCTGGGTTTAAAATGAAAAATTATCAGATTTTTTCTTATATCTTCTAGTTATACATTTAGTTACACATCTAGACCTTCTAGTGCGTTTTTTTAATCCTTCGTAAGTTTTCCTACGCATCCCTTTTTTCGTAGATTTGCCCTCTCTAAGTCGTTTCATTTTACGACCCCATGCTTTTGCTTCTTTACTACCTTTTCTCATGTTACGCTAACCCCCAAACCTCTATAGTAAGACTTGGCTGCAGGGCTTAAACTTGGTACTTGACGACTTGTACCTGATGACCAGGTAATAGTTGATGATACTGGCGTTGATGGTTTGGAAAATTCTTGTTGCATGCTTTCGTTTGCTACTGCACCAACATTAGCAGAACCAGATACATCAGATGAATAAACTAAATCTCTTAAAGTGAATAGAGGGTCAAACAGTTTTGCAGAGCCACTGCCAATAGACCGTAAGGAATCCCCTATTCCCGCACCGATTGAGGCAATACCTATCCCAGTTTCTTGCAACGCTGCACCTGTTCCAAGTGCTGAAGCTGGCCTGATTAGAGTATTGAGAAGAAATGCACCGACAAGACCAAGAGCGAGATAACTCGTAATCTTGCCAATAACCATGTATATCTAAAATAGGCATATTTATTAAGTCATTCTCTATTCTTAGAATGGAGAATGGCATTTAAACTAAAAACAGGTAAAACAATTAACAAGATACTAGCAGGTGCTGGTATCGCAGCATTAGGAACTGTAGCTTTAGGTGCAATATCACCAGGTCTAGAAGGCGGAACTGTAGGAAAAATAATTCCAGCGGCAGCAGCTTTCGGTATCGGTGGTATTGAATCAGCAATAGGTGCAGTAGCAACTTCAGTTATTAGTAGTTCTAATATGGCTTTTACAGGTGCAAATGCTATGGGCAACGTTCAAGAGGATAGTCTATAATGGCCGTCCCCCTTATGCGGTCTTATACGACAACAGGTGCATTACTTAACGTATTCACACCATCAACAGATGATGTAACAGGCCTTACGATTCAGCAGTTAAACAGAAGTAACATTATTCTTGACTGTGTGAATAATCCAGACCCACCAGGGGCAGCAGCATATCAAACAAATGTTCTAGTAAACGGTATTCAATCAGGAGTATCAAACTTTAGTGTAGCCAGTTCCGCAGCCAGTGCAGGCCGTGTGGTTTTTGGAGCTATACCCGTCAGCGTTGGCGGTCAATCTGGAGGCAAACAATTATCATTCTCATCAGGTCAAGTAGCCACAGGTGGTGGTATTGCAGCATATTCATTTTTAATGAAATACGCAAATCTTTTCTAAGGTGGCTTAAGTGCCTCAAATAATT